TTCGCAGCCCGAAATTCGTGGACGGTCTTTTCGGTGAGGGGTGGCGGCTGTGGATGGAGGACGCTTTGTCCCATCTTACCATCGACAAGCTGACGGTACGCCAGGTCATGGTAGTATTGGAGCTGCTTATCGAGAAGGTACGCAGCGTTGGCGGCCAGCTGTGCGTCAGCGCCGCCAACGGGAAAATAAAGACCGCCGTACTTGAGGACGGTTACTGGAGGATCACTTTCGAGCAGGACAACAGTTTCCAGGCCCATGACCTGATGCGCTGCGCCACGTTCAGCGGCGGGAACCTGAAAGGGTACTGGGTGGAGGTGGCCGGCGTGGAGGGTGACTCCATTCTCGTAAGTGAGGATGAATTTTCAGGTTCCCTTCCGGAGGCCGGTGACGAGTGCGTGCTGATGGGCAACACGGAGAACCCGCTGCGTCAGAACCTGATCCTGATCTCCGCCACCGAGGACGGTCAGCCCCGCGTGGACGTGATGGACGGGGTGAAGGCGAAGAACTTCACCGGCTGCCTTCGTGCGCGCCTGGGCAACCTGGACGGCATCAGCGATGACTGGTTCCCGGCTGACAACCAGCCGCACGGCAACGGCCTTTACAGCGACAACGCCTACCTGCGCGGGACTTTCCTTCTGGTGACCGGTGAGGACATCAAGACCAAGTTCGAGATCGTGGAGGGGCGCATCACCAGCGCGGTGACCGCCCTAAGGAACGACTTCGCCACGGAGAAGGGCTACCTGAACAACCCCGCCTTCGATGACGGGCTGGA